TGACTTCGTTCAGTTCTTCGTTTTCCACGGTCAATCCTTCGATGATGCCGCGCGCCGTATGGAAGTAGCCGCTGGAAATGAGCGGCAAAACCGGCGCGAAATCGAGCAGAAGCGAACTGTCGAACGGCAACAATTTCTCGTGCAGGTCGCGGTCGATGCGCTTCGCTATGGCATAGTTCCAGTCCAGCCCGGCGTTCTCGCGTGCGAGGCTCTGTTTAACGCAGTCCGTGGATTCCAGATATTCGTTTCTCTTGTACATGTTATCCCCCGATGTCCGACGCGCCGAAGGAAAGCCAGGGGACGTTCTCCGCCTGAGCCTTGCCGTCCGAAGCCGTCCACCATTTGAGTCCTTCGTATGTCGTCTGCATGTTGTTTTCCATATTGTAGTCGAATACGTAGTTGCTCGTCGTCCCGCTCCCGCTCTGGAGTTTCGCCGCGAACTGGACACCGCAAGATACAAGCTGGATTATGTAACGGCTGTTACGCCCTATGCGTAGCGACCCGCTCGATTCCTCGTGCAGGTCCACGTTGAACTCGCCGTAGGTGCTCCCGTCGATGGCGTAGGTGTCGCCGTGCTCCTGCCCCACGAAGGCGGTCTTGCCCTCGTTCGCGACCAGCGTGTCCGTGGAGCCGAGGAGGTTCATGTCCTTGTCGAAGATGCCTATCCGGAAAATCGGGCGTCCGGAAAAACTGCCGGAAAGGGCGAATCGGCATTTCGTGAGGATTCCCTGCGCGTCGGAGACCCGCTTCATCCGGTAGGCCACAACGTTGATGCCCGTGTCGTCGCCCCATGCCGGGGGTTCCGATGTCCACCACGATCCGTAATTGCCGGTGTTGGCGTTGATGGCCGATTCGTCGATGGTCTTGAGCTTCGGGTCGCTCTCGCCTTCGAGGTTCACGCCGAAGTAGAGCTTGCCGCCGATTTTCTGGATGGTCATCGGGCTCGTGTCGCTTTCCGTGAGGAGCAGGTTTTCCAGATAGTCTGCGACGCCTTCCGCATCCACCTTGGCCTTGCCCGATTCATGCCCGGTGCCGCCCTCTTCGAGAGCCGTCAGCCGGTTCTTGATTGCCGCGTCTTCCATCGTCCTCCCACGGTTCTCTTCGTATAGTCCGATGTGCAATTCTTCTATGTTGGACTTGATGTCTTTGAACGGCATCCTGTACGATCCGATGTCTGGCTCTGTCAGCAGAAGCTGCGCGTTCTCGCTGGCGTCAGCCATCTTTTTTTCTGCCAGTTCCGATACCCTGATCTTGTCAGCCATTACGTTCCCTCCGTCATTATTCGTTCTCCATTCTCTGTCAAAATGAGTTCACCTGTTTCTGCAACGAGTCCCATAGATTCGAGATCGCGTGCCACGGCCAGAATCCTCTTTCCTTCGCCGGTCACTATGAAATCCCCGCCGGATACCGTCCGCAATGCGGCACCCGGCAAAGCCAGCACCCCCGCCGGGGCGAGTTTCTGCAGTTTTTTCCTCGGGATCTGCCTTCCCGCAGGCGTATAGACGAAGAAAGTCGCCGGGCTCTCATCCATGTATTGCGGCTTCGGATCGCCTGAAATATCCGCGGCGTTGGCGATGACGTTGTCCGGGGTGCCTGCGGTGTCACTCTTCAGTAGTTCCAGCAACCGTTCCCTGAACTCGCCGTCGCTTTCTCCATGCTTTCTGACGATGTTCTTTATCTTGCCAATGATGTCCAGCCACGCGCCTTCGGCGGCGTTGATGTCGAAGGCGTCGGATGTCCGTTCTGCTGAATCCTCCGAAGGCTGCAGAGATTCTATGGCCGATTCCAGGACCGACAACAGATTGCCGGATTCCCGGTACTGCTCGATGACAAGCCCCTTGACGCTTTCAAAGAGTTTCAGCGGGTTCATCAGCCGCCCTCTCCGAGAATTACCGTTATTCCTTCCTCATCAAGCGATGCGCATAGGTTGTCCGGCACTTCTATTCTCCCGCTTGTCGCGCTCTTTCCGTCGAAAGTAGCCTTGAACTGCAAGTCCAAGATGCCGGGTACGTTGTCGTAAATCGGCGAAGCGAGCCGCTGGATGATGATGTCCTTTCCCGGCGTGTACTGGTCTTTCGCCCATTCCACAAGGGCCGACTTGATTTTGGCATCGTAATCGTCGGGAAGCGTCTCCTCCTCGTATTCCTTGACCGTCACCTCCAGCGTCATGGGGAGGCTTTCAATAATCGTGAATTTGACCTCGTGCTCAAATCCCGCCTTGTCCGTAACATTTCCCGACGAACTTCCGTGCGTCCTTATCCCGGCAGGTTTGCAGTGCCATATCGCGGCGGCAATTTCGTCGTCGGAACTTGTCGCCGATTGCGGGACGTAAACCGCCACCGAATGGCCAGGAATGCCTCCCATCTCTTCCGGTTCTTCGTTGGACTTCATCGAGATTCCGCCGCCCAGCTTATCGCGCAGGTAGGTGAGCATCCCGTCGAAAGTGGCCATGCCTCCAAATTCCGCTGTTCCGATACGATCACGCAGTGATGCGTCGGACTCCCCCGAATCGCGGGCAATGCCGGCGATGGCGGCGATTCTGTCCAGAAATACCCCTTCGGCGGTCGCCACGTCCAGATTGGCGAGTGCCGCCTGCACCGTCTGCGCAGCTTCCATGGCTGCGTATGCGAACAGGTCTATTAGCATCCCGTCCGGGCTGCTGGAACTCGTATTCAGGTCATATCCGAACGTCCCCTTGAAATCCTTTTCCAATGCTTCCCGGATTTCCCGGAAGCTCTTTATAGTAATGCCGGATGCCGTGTCCAGCGTGGCCGCGTTTATCGCCATCAGAACTCCTCCGTAGCAGTGCTTCCGTCTTCAGCCGTGAGCCTTACACGACCGCCGATATTGCGCATTATTCCAGGCTTTCCGTCCGCAGGCATCCTGATTTCCACGGAGTCCACCTTGCGGACGCCGCGGATTCCTTCCAGCCTGTCGCGGATGATGCTGACCGCTATGTCAAGGTGGGTCGCCGGAAGACCCAGGATTTGCCCGAACCACGGGACTCCCTCTTCCGGGTCTGCGAAAGCCTCGCCCTCTTCCGTGCGCATGGCGCACAAGGCCGCCTGTCCGACGCTTTGTGCCAGCGTCGTAGTGCGGACTATCCGCCCGCCATCCGCATGGATGTCCTTCGATTCGTCCAGGTACAGGTCGTTCATCCGGGAAAAAATAGACTCCTTTTGATGCTCGTGGCGAAAACCCCGAAAGATTCCGAAAAACACCAAAAAACGGAACGGAATGACAGACTTTGTCATCTGTTTTTGTTTATCTTGAAAAGGTTCGGAGGTTCAAATGAAAAGGTATCGCGGAATAGAGTTCCTGTTCGATTCGGTTTTAAGCGGCTTCAACTGCCTCATCATCCTTGTAATCCTCTTGTTCGTCGTGGTGATTGCCATCGGCTTCTTCAGCCACTACGGGCTGTTCGCCATCCCGATGCTCGGGGTGATTTTCGCATGGCTCTATGCTTGCGGGTATTTCAGGAAGCCGAAGAAGCCCGAAGAAAAGGGGAAGGCGTTCAAGGATGGGACGCCAGAAGAAATCGCCGAGCGTGAGGAACGGGCAAAAATGCCGCTGAACCGCTAGATGGACTACGTGGGGGGTGGAGACTCCGGCCCGGTTGTCATGCCAGTCGATCCAGATATTTCATGGACATGAGTAGAAATGGCCAAAGGCCTGTTCTTTGCGTTTACCGTGACCTCGCCGCCTGCGGAAATGCAGCCGCCGGATTCCATGTCGCCCATGGCCTCTATGTTGCCTGAAACTTTCAAGTCGCCTTCAATATCCAGCGTACCGGCCTTGATCGCAATGTCGGATGCCGTCTCGATTTCCACCTTGCCGTCCTTTTTTACGGTAACCGTTATTTTCGGCTTTTTGTCCCCGTGACTTTCCATTCGCACGGGAATCGCCAAAAGGCTGTTCAAGTCGTTTCCCGCAAAGCTCCTGGGCGTGCATGGCAAACCATGGAACCAGTCGCCAGCCTTCCATTCCGAAAGGTCGCGGGAAGATGCCACCAAAAGTACCGGGTCGCCTTCCTGAAGTTCGAATTTGACGATGGCCGATGCCGTCCCCGGAAAAAGGACAGGAACGTTGTTGATGGTTCGCAGTTGTCCGTCCTTCTGCGTCGGCTCCAGCTGCATGTTGGAAAGGCAGTTCCTGATTGAAGGACGCACGTCCACCGTGCCGCCCTCGTTCACCTTCGCCACATTGCCAGGCATTGCGGTCTCGAAAGTCTCCATTTCGGAATCGAAGACCCCGGACGCTATTTTCACTACGTCAAGCACCTGCGCCCCCTTTGTCTTTTTTCAACTGTTCCACCTCGAAGGCTTCGCAGCTTACCGAAAATTCCCCGCCGAAGTTGGATCCGGAATACTCGGCCCGTGTGACAACGAAGCGCCCATGGACGGCCAGTACGGAATCGTATGCGCCGCCCGTCCTGCTGTCCACCTCGCAGAACACGTTGGGGGCTATCCGTGGCGTAAGGAGAGCACGGAACTCGATTTCGCGCGGACGGTCTATCCGTTCCACTTTGGAATTTTTCGGAGCATTCGTTCCCGATTCCTTGTGGTATTCCTCGGCGCTCTGCTCCTCCTTTTCGGAAAGGAGGCAGTATTCCGGGTCGTCCCCGAAATTCACCCTGTTAAGGGTCTCGTCCCTCTTCTCGGTAGCCGACAGGAGGCCGGAGGAATAGTCCAGAATCGTCTCCTCCAACTGGACGGAATTGGCGAAATCCATCACTATCATTTCGTTGTTGTCGATGTAGATTTTCTTCCTGAAATAGGGGGACAGCACGTATTCGGCGAAATGCTTCGCCACCGCCCGGAACGAGCCGCTCTCGTTGAAATTCCACGGGATTCCCTCGCCCAGGAAGTCGGAGAACCCGGCCCGAAGCGCTATTCCCGCATAGGAGCACAGCGTGTCCAGGCATTCACGGACGGAAGTGCCCTTCTCGAACGCCACAGCCACGTGGAGCCTGGAAAGCTGGTAGAAGGCTCCCCTTGCGCTCACGCACGTGAGGGTAGTCCTGTATCCCGCCCCGTCACGCTCGGTCTTCACCATCGCAATCTGGCCGACGAATATTTTTCCAACGTCGTCGCCGCTTCCGGCTTCGAGAATGACGGAATTCCCATCCCCCATGAGCCATCCGATGGTGTCCGGGCTGGCGTTGTAGAGCTCTATGGTAGCGCAGTTGTCGTAGAACTCCACGGAACGGGTCACGTCGAACGAAATATCCAGTCCGGACAGGTCGCGGCCTTCCGTGTCCGTGTCGTTGCCGCAGAAAAAACGCCCGGCCTTGAGCCTTACCGTCCTCCCCTGAATCATATCACCCCGTACGAATGCAGCATTTCAGCGTCTTTGCCATCCACATAGTAAAGGCCCCATTCCGTCCCGAGGTTCGAATATCCCGGCTGTTCCGTTCCGGATGCCGCATTGCGCAGGAGAACAAGGTCGCCTTCCGGCAATACCCTGTTTGACGATTTTAAAAGGGGCGATTCAGGGATCATCCTGATTCCGAAGTTCTTTCCCAAAGAACTCTCGAAATCGGCGAACCAGTGGCCGTCCCGCTCGTTCCAGAGAAGCCGTATCGCTAGCCCCGTCCCGCCGACGTTCACGGTCTCGGCGATATGGTTCCCGCCACCTGTAGATATGGGGATCTGCAGCATCACAAGCCTCCCGCCGTCTCCGGCCTTGTCGATTTTCCGAGTTTCTGTCCTATTTCCTCGGCGGACACGCCGGTAGCAGGAACCCTGCCCTTGTTCTTCTTTTTCTTCATGGCCCGTTTTTCGGGCTTGTCCTGCGTTTTCGGCTCCGGCGGATTCCATGTCGCCTCTATCCGAAGGACCTTTGCGCTTGCCGTCCTGATTTCCCGAAGCGAAACGCTGAAACGCACTGCTTCGCCGTCGCGCCCGGAACGATCGCTCGATAGCGACTCTATGGCCATTTCCCCGTAGGTCTCCATGGCTGTCACGAGACGGACCGTACGCTTTTCCCGTGCCAATTCCTTGAGCCTGTTCCAGCGGTCCAGCGCGGTATTCATTACGGGCGTCCGACCATCTATCTCTATCTTGTCTGGGAGCCCTTCAATCCTGTTCCCGTTGGAATCGACGTACGCACCCTCGGTCCCTACCGGATGGTTCGTGAAAATCCCGGAAACGGTGACCCGCCGAAGCCGCTCGTTGATGCAGTCGCTTATGGGCGTACCTGTCTCCACCCGGTGCTCGGATATGTCGAACTGCAGCGAATGGGACTCGCTCACAAGCAGGTCGAAGGGAAGCGATTCGTCCGGGAATCCCATTGGCTGTCCGTCCGAAAACAGGGATGCCGGTATCGAGCGCGGCTTAGGCTTTTCCCGGAATTCCGATGCGATCTGTTCTATCCACCCTATCATAGTGCGACCACCTTCATGCTTTCAAGGTTTGTCCTTACCGTAAGGTGTGACGTGAGTATTGTGTCTATCTGCTCGCGGATGATGGATGACAAATCCTTCAAATCAGTATTTATGTTATTTGTAACCATGGAACTGCTATTCCCGCAATTGACATAGTTTGTGACGCTCCCCTTCGATGACCGGGAAGCTTCCTTCACGGCTGGAAGCTCCATCCCCAATTCCTTGCGGATGGATTCGGAGAGCCCGTAGCCATTCACGCCGCCGGTGTACCCGCCCTTTTCGATTTTTTTGCCAGCCTCCCTGTATCTCGCATACGCCTCGTCCACCATGCGGGTGGCGTATGCGTTCTTTCCGTATTGGTCGCCAGCCTTTTCCTTCGCCTCCTTCCATTCCCGCCTTCTTGCGGTGAGCGCCGCATAGTCGGCGTCGGCTTCGACATTCCCCTGTTTCCGATCGGCTTCGATGCTTTTTTGCCTGAAAAACTGCCACAGGGCGTCCAATATGCGGATGAAGTCCTCCACGCCCTTTGCAACGAGAGCCGTTTTCAGGGACGCCCCGGCTGCCGTATTACCCAGTGCGTTTATCTTGCTGGCAAGCCCATGGACGCCGCTTGTCGCCGCGGCTATCGAAACTTTAAGAGACGTGAAGGCCGCCGTCAATTTTGAAAAAGCCAAGGAGGCGATCACTGCGCCAAGGGACATTATCGCCTGCTTCATGATTTCCGCATGGCTCGTGAACGACTGGAATGCCGCATTTGCGATTCCAACGACGAACGTCGCCTTTTTGCCGATTTCCGTCAGGACATTGATGACGCTTTCCCAGTCGAACTCCACCCACGTCTGAAGCATCCGCTTGATGGCGTCCATGTTGGCCTCAATGGCCGAAGCCATCGCCTGGCCGAAGTTGTCCTTGATTGTCGATAGCATGCCGGAAAGGGTCTTCGCCCCCCGTTCCGCTCCCTTGTAGAACTTTCCGCCCTCGCTTGTTGCCGAATCCATGGCGGCGGCCACCATTTCGAAGGAAATAGCCCCCCTGCTCATGTCGTCGCGCAAGTCGGCCATGGAACGCCCGGTCTGTTCGGAAATCACCGAAAGCGGGTTGAATCCCGCATTGATGAACTGCATCAAATCCTGCCCGGTGAGCCTTCCCTGGCTCCGAACCTGTCCGAGGACTAGCCCAAGCCCCTGCATGGACTGTGAAGAGCCCATGGAGATGTCGCCAAGCTGTCGGATGTACTTTTCCGTCTCCTCCACTCCAGCGCCATACTGGACAAGCATTTTTGCCGTCCCGGCAAGGTCCGCCTGCGCGTAAGGGGTAGCCGCTGCGTATTCGCGGATTCTTTCCGCAAAAGCGGATCCGGCACGGTCGTCGCCAAGAAGTGTCCCTAGGTCGGTGGAAAGCTTCTCGTTTCCCTGAATCGTCGAGAAGCCGGTGGAGAACATATTCATCAACGGGGCGGTCACGGCCCCCACGAGCTGCGTAAGCCCGGGAAGGGCCATCAGGAAGCTCTGCATCCGTGAATTTTCTGGAATCCCCGCCGCATAAGCGGCAGTAGTGGTCGCTTGAAGTCTAGCCCTTGTTCCTCCAAACGGAGCCGACAGCCGCTCGAAATTGGAAGCCGTCGCCTGCACCGTCCGGGAGAGGTTGCGGAACGCCCTTGAAAGTTCGTCCAGATGGAGTCCTGAAATTGGACCGCCTGATGCCGCCAAATGTGATGATGCCGCTTTCGAAGCGGAAATGCCGAGGGAGTTCCTTCTCTCGAAATCCTGAAGCTGTTTCGTCGCCGCAGTGAAGTCGAGGTTCACCCTCATGGTGAAAGAATTGTCAGCCATCGCCTTGTCTCCTGTTCTGGTCTCGGTAGAACTGCGCCCATGCCGACTTGAAGTCCGCCTTCATCCGCTGGTATTCCGAATAGGCGCACAGGCGGTCAAAAGTCCAGTTCCTGTCGATGTCTTCGAGAGTCGCCCCACGCTCCACAGCTGCCCAGATTGGCGCGTAATCGCTGGCAGGGCCTGTCAGAGTACCTATTTCGCCAATCCTTGCGGAATCGGCGTCGTCCTCGGCAGTGAACGCCTGTACGGTCGCGTTTCCCCAGTTCAGGTTCCAGCCGTCCCTGGTTCCGTCCGGGGTTGTGCGAAAGGGGAGAAGCGGTTGAGTTCCCAGACCTTGAAGAGGAGGTTGTACAGGTCGGCATAGCGGCCGGCGAAATGCTCCGCCACCGCGTCCGACGTGGAAAGCGACACGTTCTTTTTTCCTGGCGTCGTCACCGTCACCCTGGAGAGTGTCGATTCTACAATGTCGCGGTATTCGGAAGGCGAATACTCGGATAGGGCCGAACCCAGGGCGACAAAGATTCTGTTAGGGGAATCGGCGGAATCCGCACCCGCGTTCCCTACGATGCGCCCCATCAGGGCCGTCACCTTGCGGTCAAGATCGAGGGCGGAAAACCCTGTATGTGGCAAAAGCTGGTAGCTCTCGCCGCCCAGTTCGAAATTCAACGGTTCCAGCATTTATGCCCCCTCGAAGGCGATTTCCGCCTTCACGTCCAGCGTAATCGTCCGTGCGGTCCCCGCGCGTCCCTTGGTTGCCGTGCCCATGTTCTTGATCCATCCCTTGCCCATCAGCACGTACGCGCCGTTCAGGTCGGTGATGGCGAACGGGTACGGGCCAGCGCCGGTATTCTCGTCGGCGACCCGCAAAGCCTCGATGGCGTTTATCTGCGGGCTGGTCTGCATCATCGGCAGCGTCACGGTGTAGAGCTTGCGCACCATGCGGTAGCGTTCCACGGAGCCGTTGCTCCCTTCCGTCACTTCGAAGTCGTCGCCCTGCTTCTCGATGGTCACGTCCCCGTTGAAGTCGGTAATGGCTATCCCGTTAATCGAGATGTTTACTTTTGTGTGGTCGTATGTCGCGAAATGGCTCATTGCTCATCCTCCTTAAAGCGTTACGGTGAGGGTTACACGATCCGCGGTGTGGATCGAGTTCATGCGGGAGTATTCCCCGGAAACGAGGGGCAGGTTGCGCTTGCGCACGTCGTCCGCATAGTTCTCCTTGAGGTAGTCGTAGTTCCTGAAGTCCACGGAGAACCCGTCCATGATGTACTGGTGGTCCATATCTGCCGCCGTGGAAAGGACGTTCGAGACGCTGGCCGCAACGCTTGCGATTCCCGCATCGTCGTAGTTCACGCCGTGCCCGTCGTTGGACTCGCCGAGGAGTGCGAAAATCCGGCTCTGGACGTTGAAGCGGATCCAGTCGTCCTTGACCACCTGGTCGATGAAGTGCGAAGCGTCGCAGGTGGTTCCCATGAAGAGGCGGGATTCCCCGGAAACGGTCAGGTAGATGTTCAGTCCGGCTCCGACAAGTTCCGCATATTCGCTGTTGCCGTAGGAGTCGGCTGTCACGCTCTTGCATTTCTTGTGTGCGAAAGTGCCGCGCGCGGAATCCGCGGCGCACCGGTTCGCCACGATGGCCACGTTGAGGTATTCGCCGGATGCGGTCTTCGTTTCGTCGCCTGCGGAAAACCCGGAATCATGCAGATAGACGGCGATGCGGTTCGCGCCGTATTCGGAAAGCCCTTCCATGACGGACTTCTCGGTGGCGTGGCCTTCAGTTGCGGGAATCTGCAGATGCAGCACTTTTTTTGCATCGGCAAGTTCGTCCTGGAACGCCTTGAGATTGTCCAATGTCGGGGAATCCGCATCGGCGCAAATGTGATAGAATGCGAATTTCGAGGATGCGGCCTTGACCGCTTCGAGTGCGCCAGCAAAATCGGGGGCGGGGATGCAGACAACCTTGGAAGGCTGAGAATCCTGCGCGAAGAACTTCACGCCCATGGCATAAAGCTCCGAATCGGTGCCATACGCATCGCCGATGTCGTCGGATGACGCGAACTCCCCGGCCTCTGCGGAATCCTTGCCGGAACCCGACTTGCCCACCAATGCCATGGTGTTCACGTCGGTGGTCGTGACGACGCTGATGGCGTCGTTGATGGAAATGTTCACTATCTGGTCGATAATCTGTGCCATTCCTGTTTTCTCCTTTTGTTCAAATTGCCTTCAGTTCAAGAGGTTCGACGCTCTCGATTTTCGGGACGTTCTCGTTTTTCAGGTCCTCGAAATTCGCGCGCAAAGTAAATCTCCATTGACGGACAAAAAATTCACCGTCGAACGTGTCCACGGAAATGATGTCCGTAAAGTCCCACACGGTAAATCCCGCGGGCCATGCTGCCGATTCGAGGAATTCGCGGCGCTGCATCTCGTTCCGGACACGTCGAATGTTGTCTCCGTCGCCTTCGACCTCGGTAAATGCGACGGTCGCCACCTGCTCGAATCCCGAAGCCACGCCTTCGCCGGGGGCTGGCCGCATTTCGGAGCCGTGCTGTTCCACGGATTCCACCGATACGGCGATGTAGTTCCCCTTGGGTGCGGGGGCGTTCGATGGCGACTGGATGAACGGGCAGCCTGAAAATTCCTCGCGCCCGTTGAAATGATGGCAAACCGCCGAAACGATTTCTCGGACGTTCATTTCAGGCCCTCCGGCATTTCCGTGTCGGATACAAGGCATGCGACGTACTTCCAGTGATTGATTAAATCGTTTGTATTGGGCAGCTCGTCCACTATTTCGTAGAGCGCGCCGGCCTTGCGTACATAGCCACGGGAGTCGCCGTCCCTGTTCCGGAAAGCAAGCCTTTCGGTGCTGTAAATTTTTACAGTCCCCGTGTTCCGCGAAGCGGCCTTGGCAGGTATCGTCTCGTTGCCCGTGATGGGCTGGATTGTCCCCCGGACGGTTCTGACCGAAAGTTCGCCAGGAACGTAGGAACCGTCCAGGGCGTAGCCGGGGGATTCCTCCGTGATGGCCTCGAATTTTCTGTCAAAAAGTGTCGCCATCAGATAACCTTCATTGCACCGCAGCAAAACTTCCCGAAGCCCACGCCGCCGGTGATGCCCGGCCTTCTCGAATACTGTTCCAGCAGCGACAAAAATTCCTGCCCGTAGGACGTGGCTGCCAAATCCCCGCCGCCGTTCCCGGCATTCCCGTAGGAAACGGAAAGGTCGCCCTCCCGCTTGGACGTGACCTGCCCAGCCTGGCCGTCGCTTCCGCGTGCTTCCATTGCGGCCTTGTGGGAGACGACCAGCGAAAGGGCGTAAACGTACGCATTGCCGAAATAGCATCGACCGACACGGAACATGGCAGCCTTCACCCATGCGCCAAGGCGCGGGCTTGCGGCAAATTCATCAGGAAGGTAGCCCTTCAGCTCTTCCATTTCCGTTTCGGTCAGTCCCATGGCTATTCCTTCGCCTTGCCGGCCTTTGCCAATTCGGCGTCAAAATCGTCAAGCATCTTCTTCCTGGCGTCCGCCGCGGCCTTCACGCTGCCGGACTTCGCCTTGTCGGCAAGTTTGTCCACGACCTTCTGCGTGTTTGCGCTGTTGATGGCCGCAACGATGTCCTTTTCGGTAGCCTTTTCCACGACTTCCAATGTGCCCGCTTCCTTCATGTCGGCAAGCAGCGGGTATTTCGAAGCGTCGAAATAGTCCACGACGTTGGAACCGGGAAGAAGCACCGTCTTACCGTAAACAACCGCGTGTCTTGTTTTGTTTGTAACAATCATTTTCGTTCTCCGGTTTTTAATTTATGTCAAAAATTTTCAGTCAAAAATCCGGAACCCATGGGGGTTCCCCCCC